TCTTAATCGCAACGTCTTTCAGTCCTTCCAACCATCCGGGGTTTCGATAAAGGTACTTGTTATCGAGGATACCCGTGAGACTGACTCCGAGGAGCCGCTCTTCTTCGGTGTTCTGCTTCCAGATTTTCCGGAGGTATTTGAAGTCTGTGAGGGTAGACTGGAGGGTTCCAAGAATGGTCGCAATCTTAACCTTGCGAGCAAGCGACTCGTAGCCGTCATCAGCTCTTACCACCACTTCTGTAAGATTGCAAAACTGGTAAGGTCGTAGGATGATTTCAGAGCAAGGATTAGTTCCAAAAGCGTGTCCAACGTCTCGCCGTCCAGATCGGGCCGCCTGGCTAGTAGACGCTGCTCGACTAAAGATACCGCGTTCACCAGAGTGACTGTCGTAAAGAGAAAGCCATTCAGATATAAATCGAGAAGTGGCGGGACGTCCGTCATAGACCGCAGAGTTATTTGAAAGCGCTCGTTGTTGGTTAGTTTCCCACCAAGCTCCAACTTTAGCGTTTCTGTGGCCGTCATCTTCTAAATCTCCGAGAGAGATCATAGCTGAACGACGAACACCGCCGACAACCACAACCTCCCCGATCTTGCACATCAGGTCGTGGCACTCTACGGTACTAAGACGACGACCTGCCGCGCGTTTGAAAAGGTCGACTGTGAAGCTGAACAGACCTTCCAGAGGTCCCGGTCCACTCGCTCGACCACCAAATGTGTGTAGCCGCGCCCCCGCTGCTCGAACTCCACTAGTGTTCCAACTGGGAATTTGTCCAACGTAGAGAAGGCTGACCAGCTCTCTAAACGCTCTAGCCCACCCAGCCTTGCTGTCTCCCACGTTGATAACAGTGTCACTTTGTTCGAAGTGCTCATTAACGATTGGGAGTTTGTCAACGTACTGTCTTTCTACAGAGAACCCCACCCCAGTGCCGCACATAAGGATATACATGCATTCATCAAAAGCACGAGGATGATCGACAGGAAGGTAAGAGCAATTATAAGCCGCCACATTGCAGCGCTCCAAGGCTGGCCCAGCGGTCATCAAGGCCCGCATACTGGGCATCACTTCAAGGTTTGTTATGGCCGAGTAAATCTCAGACCGAAGAATGAGACTGTCCTCGGGCAGCTTGTCTTGAAGGATGGGGTCGACTAGTTTAGAGACGTAGCGCTCGACTGTTTCTTCCCACGTCTCACGTCGGTTATCTTCGTCTCGCCATCGGGCGTATCGACTTACCGCAATGAAACGTTGGTAGTCAGTCCATGTCGATTTCGTGGTATCGACGCCACCGACGTTGCTCTTCGTCTTCGGGCCGGCGCTTTGGAACAACCCGTTGTCGGAATTTGCGCTCACTCAGTTCCCTTGCATATTCGTTACGACGCTTGAAGCGCTTCTTGTCTTTCTCGGGTGGATCACTCGTCTTCATCTTCATACGACCAACCGACTTCTTCCAAGAGCTCCTCGTTGTCGAGGATGCGCTCCCAGAAGGCTTCAATAAAATCCTCGGTGGTGAGACCAAGGTACTCAACTAGTTCAGCTGCGGTGAAGCGATCCAGCAGCCGTTCTTTCAAGTCTTCCATTACACCTTCTTTCGGGTGCCAGTAGACCACGACCCACAGTCAACACACTGTAGCCGCTGGATCTTGAAGTGCTTCGTTCGACGGAAGCCTCGGGACTGTAGTCGGTTGGAGTTGCAAGCCCCACAAGCGCCCTTGTCATTTCCCATGTGTGGATGATTGACGATGAATGGAACGACCTTGCTGTACAAGCGGGCCGTCACCTTGACGTCTTGAACGCAGTACTTCTGCATTCGACGCTGGGCCTTAGGATCTCCCTCAAGCACTGAGCGCCAAAGCTGGAAGCCTTCGTGCTTCATCTTCTTACCCACATTCAGAAGAGGCGCGATGTAAGCCAGACGGTTCATGACGAACCCAAGGGACTTTACAGTCTTGATCAAGTCGATGCTGGTCGGCGGAGCAAACGGACGAACGCCTTCAAGCATCAGGTGTCCCCTGATCTTAGGTAGGTCGTACTTGTCTCCGTTATACGTGACCACAGCGTCCGCCTCGTTCAGAAGCTCGCTGAGGCGATGGGCCATGACTTGCTTACCGTCTTGCCACTCAGACAAGAAGATGTAGTCTTTGTCACCGATCCAGTGAGCCCCAAAGCATAGGAGACCACCTGGGTCGATCAACTGGTCGGGTGAGATATTCTCGTCCCACATCCGCCATACGTACGCAGTCGCCGGAGACCACTCAATGTCAAGTACTAGGATTTTTGCCAATGCGTTCGATCTCTCGGGTAATATACCAGCGTGCCTTCTCAAGGTCTTCAGCTCTCGACCCTTTAAGGCTTGCTCGCCAGATGTATTTAAGAGCGTTCCCGAGGTTGAAGTTCATGTGCTCCGTAATCTGGATGCACTCAACTCCGCTCGGGTGGCTCGTGTAATGGGGCGGGTGATTGACTAGATCAACCAATCGTCCGGTATCCTACCATCTGCCCAAGGATATCCATGACGGTCTGCCCAGCGGGCATGTGTGGTCTGATAGCCTGGGATCTTTTTCTGTGCGTTCATGAAGACGAACCGGATATCAAGTTCCGGGTACGTCGCCTTCACTGCTCTCATCTTGGCGATATCTTCTCGCCGAAGAAACCCCTTAGCCTCAATAATTATTCCATTCGAAAGGATAAAATCGGGCGAATAGGAATGCTGTATCGAGTAAGGGAGTTTCTTCGTCTCGTACTCAAAGTCCACCTTGGAAGCTTTGAGCTGTATCGCTAGGGTCCTTTCGAACCCTGAACGGTAATTGTTAGCCATTCAGGGCGTTGGTCTCGACCTTATATACCTGTCGAACGTTGTCCCACGTTGAAGCGTAAGACACCTCACCAGTGGCCGAGAAGCCAATTGCCACGATGCTCGGGGTAATGGTCAGGTAGCCGTGAACCGTAATCTTGGTCCCGTCCTTGAACTCTACAACGTAATCGTAGAGGTTCGGACCTTCGTCTTCGCCAAGAGTGTCATCGGAGCCGGGAAAATTATGAATGCTCAAAATGTACTTTCGTAGACCCTAGGCTCTTCTACCACCTCAACGAGATGGACCGGCCCTCGGGCATAAAGGAAGGTGCGAAGTCCGATACCGTTATTGGCATCGGCCCAGCACTTGAATTTGTGGGAGCAATAACTGCACCCGGTGTCTAAGCGCATGTTACCGGACTTGCCCTCAGGGACAGGGTCGTAGCAGCGCTCAGGGATTTCAGAACCGGACAGAACGTCTCGTAGATGATCAATCCGTTGGGGGACATTGTACGACTTAAGCGTACCAGCATCGTGAGGGTCAAGGGCGATGTGACCTAGCGTCTTGTCGATTGCTAGGAATGCAGCATCACGCCCACCAGTGCCCTCAGAATACCCCGCCAGTTGTTCCATGTATCCAAAAGGATCATCATCAGGGACCTCATGTCGGTTGAACTTCTTGAATGCGATCGAACTGGCTGACTTACAATCGACAACCACACCGTCAATGATCGCGTCAATGTGACCGACCACCCCGTTCACCACGACTTCAGCTTGTTCAGCCTCAACCGTATGACCAGCCTCTTTCGCGAGGAAGAGGAGAAGTTGCTCAAGGATGTCGCCGAAGAGAAACTTGGTGAGGGTGGAAGCGCTCAGAGGTTCAGAGTCGACGGGATCGTGGATATCGTAGTAAAGTTGCCGATCGGGGCGACCAACGTTAGACATCCGGAGACCCCGTGGACCATCACCCCTAACTTCTTCCAGTCGCTGCTGAATGATTGAGCTGAGGGATGACCCAAGAGCTTTAACGTTCCCAGGATCACACCTATGTGGTTCAAGGAAAAGCCGTTCAATGTCAGGGACAAGGGTACTTATGTCTTTCAGGCTTGCTTTATCTCGACTGGGTCTTCGGTAAGCTCTGCGTGTAGAACCTCCCTGCTGAGTACCAACCGCCTCTTATGTTCGTCCAGAAGCGCTTTCTCCATTGCCTCGGTTCGGTCTCCTGCTTCGACCACAACCTCCAGGACTTCAATGGCAGAAATCTTCTGAGCAAATCGTAACTTAAACAACACGCAATGCGTCCAACTCTATGAGAAAAACAACACACCAGCTACCAACCTGCTGTGTGTCAGACACCCCAACTGGGAGTCCTCACCATGCCGCACTTAAGCGGAGGGCAGCTTCTTCTTGTCGAAGCGAGCCTTGAGAACGTCGTAGTCGTGCTTCAGAGCATCGTACGCGTCCTGAACGGGTCCGGAATGATACTTACGTTCGGCGATTGCGCCAGCGACATAACCACCAACAGCGAAGATAAACGCGATTGCGCCGTCAAACAGAGAGAAGTGCATGTTAAGCCTTTTGAGGATAGACACCGAAGCCAATGGCTCCGTCGTTGTAACGCATGTCGATAAAGTCCGCGACTTCATCAACGGTCAGGTTCTCAAGAACCTCTTCAGCGTCGCCGTAATCGACGATCAGCTGGTACAACTGAGGGAGCATTAGTCCCACGACTCCGCGCCGTCTTCGTTGACCGGGAACTCGTCGTTGTCATACGGGACGTGCTTCCAGACCTGAATGGAAATCGCTGAAGCCTTGGGTCGGGTCTTACCTTGATACGTAATGTCGTTCACAGCGAACTTGACGTTAAGGATGGAACCGTTACCGATGCGGGTCTTACCGTCCCACTCACGCTTCATGTTGTCGACGATGAAGAACGGCTTAGCCGGCTCACCCTCGCGAGTTACTGCTCGACGCTTGAAGGTGATAAAGTTCCCTCGGTCGTCGTTCTTGTTGCGAATTTGATCTTTGCAACCCAGCTCAGTGAGCTTCTCGACGGTGTCGTCGTCAATTGCCAGGTCGAAAGTCCATTCCTTTTGAGACTTGTCGTACCCCGGAACCGGCGCACCAACGATCTTGGCCCAATAAGCCGTACCTTGGATCATCATGTAGTTAGTTAAATTCCCTTTGGGTATATGGTAGGTGGAACCCTACCTTCATATTGTAGCACACAGGCCACAAATGTCAAGAAGAAAATTCCCCTTGACAAACTCAAA